GCCATCATCGCAGCTTGCTGTGCTTGTGCGGCCTGTGCCCTTGCCTGCCGGATGCCGTCGATTTCCTCCTTCGGACGGAGTAGCTGCGGGTCACATCCGGCCAGTCTCGCACGTTCGGCAGAGTAGAAATCCCAATTGACCGTATCAAGCACATCCGGCACCACGGGAGCCATCGCGAGGACGTTCTGAACGTGTGCGTCTGCGGATCTCATCGAGAGCGAGCGCAGCGCCAGAGCCAGCCGATTCGTCATCGTCACGACTGGATTCGGAACCTGGACCATGTTCGGCCCCATAATCTGGACAGCTTCTTGTGGCGGCGGTGGAAGCATCCCATTCTCTGCCCAGCCTTCAAAGCAGCGGATCATCAGCGGCGTGATCGTTTCCGTGGTGTCGCGATCAAAGGCGGGGCTGATGGCCTCGAGCTTTTCACCTGCCAGTTGTGACGCCTCGTAGGCCGTCATCTCGCGGTTATTCGCCGCGTTCTGTGCGAACATCTGAAACATGTCGAGATGACAGCGCCGTTTGATCATCTCTTGGCGGAGCTTGAGGCGATCCATTGCAACAGTCCAATCGCCTGTCACCTGGAGCGGATAAATGGAATCTGCGCCCACGCCAGCCGGGTAATAGTTCACGGCCCGCGAGGATGTCTTGAGACTGCCCTCGAACGTGTCAGGCAACATCATCGGCGGAAAGACGGTCTTCTCGCTGTAAACGTCCATCATCTTCGACATGAAATTGAGCTGGCGAGACTCAGGCAGGAGCGAGAAGCCAGGGCCGTAGCCCCAGACATCGCCAGTCGTGAGAGCGTCCCATTTGAGGAAGCGCCCAACGTGGAAGGGGAACGAATCGAATCCGCTTTCCTGGACGATCTTGCATGATTCCTTCTCGACGTAGCAGGACAAGAACGCCTTCCGCTTGCCGATGGCATAGCCAACGCCATCGCCGCGATCCTTCTCGGGACGTGGCTCCACGATGTGAAGGAAGACGAACTTCTTGTCCGGCTGAGTCGCGAGACAATCGCGGACGTTCTTCGGTAGTTCATCCTCGCCAAACTGGCCTTTTGCCTGCTCGGCTGTGAGGTCGAATTCACGGATCAAACCAACGGCGCGGTTCATCCAGTCGGTCCAGAAAACGAACGTGCCCGCCTTGATCTTCTCAAATCGAGTCGTCTTGTCCGGCATCACCTGCGAGAAAAGGCAGGACGTGCCGAATCCAAAAAGGTCAAAAAGCGCTTCATGCCGTTCGGCGTAGAAGTTCGATGACGCGACGTATTCCGACGCGAGCATGGAGCACTCACGCAGCCAGTTCTTAACCGGCTCGGACTTCCGTTGTGCCAGGGTTGGCGTGAACTCACACCACGGCTGAGACTTGTCCGTCGTCCATGTCATGTACCCAGCAACGGCACGCTCCAGGGCATCCATCGCCGTGATGTCATAAAGGAAGGCGTCTCTCTGATTGTTCGGCGTGTAATCCTTCTGCGTCACGCCAGCCTTTCGAGGAAAGACGTGCTCCGCGATCTCCTGCCACATCGTGTCCCACACGCCGCGCTCGTCTTTCAGGCGAGTGAACCGTTTGATCCAAGCCTTCGTTTGCTCTGTGCCCTCGTAGGTGTCGCTCATGTTTTAGCCTCGGGTGCGTGGCAGTTGGTAAGGGGCGGCAGGCTTGACGGTGTTTTCCATCACGCCTGCGCTGACATTTCCAGTGCCGAGTTGACCGAGTGCGCCGAGTGCGGTCTTTGGAGCCAGCGGATTCTCGGGGTCTTTGGTCTTTTTCAGGCCAAAGCGGTTCTTGGCCGCTGTGGATGCTTGCTCACCCTGCGCTGAGTCGGCTCGCACTGGAGCCGATGCGGGTGGTGGTGTTGGTGGTCTGCTTGGTGATCCTCCCATAATTGCCAATCATTCTCATTTTTGAGAAGATTGGCAAGCTCTCAGTTTTGAGAATGGTTCGAGGGTTTGATTAGCGGCATAACAGCCCCCTCGCATTACCTGCTGCCACGACCATTTAAAGCAACACTGAACTCTCGCAGCCTATCGGCTGGCAACCAATGCACCTCTCCGCCCTCTTCACGACACGCACCGATCCACTTCCGACGATCTCGGAGAGGATCAGCCGCGACGAAATCCGCGAGATTGCCCACGGCAAGAGTGACGAACAACGCCTCGCCATACGGCCCGTCTGGATGGCTCGCATCCACTGCCAGGATGAAGCAGTCAGGCGAGCTGTAAACGTAGCTGTGCGGGGCGAAATGCTCCATCAAGACCTTGTGGAAGTTCATGCCAAGCTTGAGGGCGACTTGTTCGGCTTGCTCGTAGGGAGTCATTGGCGGATGATGTGAGTGTTCTTTCCTGTCGTGGCGCAGAAGGATTTGAGCCACGCTTTAACCGACTCGCGAACGATGATCTTAGCACAGTGTGGACAGCGGTATTTTGATTTCATGGTGATGTGTCATTGCCCCCCGGTATCCTGTGTGTCGTTGCGGCGGCGAGGCTTCTCCCCCGCTTCCAAGGCCGATGTGATGTATTGAAGCTCGTCAGCGCATCCGAAAGTCAGCATGGAATCAGCGCCGTGCGAATTGATGTCATGCAACGGAAGCGCCCGCATTGCTCCAGATGCCGCTTTCGGCTGCGTCCGGTAGTTCATCATGCATCCGACGCCGGACGGTAAAGGCTCGCCGAATTCGTCCACCTGCTTCACTTCACAGGCAGGATCAAAGAACATGCGCGATATGCGATCACGAACGGAGTTCACCGCATCCCATTTGTCGCCCGCCACTGGAACGGTGATGATCTTGTGATTCGCAAGCCCCGCCTCAACAAGCTGCTGGCGGTATGTCTTGGTGTATCCCTTGTCGCGATAATCCACGTCATGCGGGAAGAAATGCTTCGCTATCGGCCTGCCTATCGCCTGCTCCCATCGCTGAATCTGTGCCACTGCTTCGACGGCACCCTTGCCAGTCGTGAGGAAGAACTTATGCCAGCAGATGTCTCGATGCGGCATCTGTCCGAGCCATGCCGAGAGCCCATCGTTGCCGATGTCCCAGAACGTGAACAAAGGATAGCGAGATTCAATCGTGAGCGGTCTGATCCTGCCTTGGCTCTTGGCTGTGACCATGCCAGGGAAGATTTGCCCGGTGATGATGGTTCTGATACACTCTTCCGCGATGGTTGGGAACTGCGTCCAGATGTCCTCTTTCTGCTCCAGCTTCTTCTTCTCGTAGAATGCCCAGCGCGAGGGCGTGAGGATGATTCCGTGCTTGGATTGCATCTCGGCGGCATAGGCCAGCGTTTCCGGCAACTCTGGCACATGCCCGGGCAGATCGTAGCTTGGATGCCCGTACCACGGGAAGAAGTGCAAGCGCCAGTCCATCCGCGTGAGAGTCTTGCCAACCATCGTCAGCGCCAAGTCGAAGATGTCCCGCGCCGGCGTGCCCTCGGTGCCTTCCATCGTTGTCTCGATGTCGATGATGCCGTTCGCGCCGAGAGAGTTCAACGTCCCGCGTTTGACCTTGCGCGCTCGTTCCGGTGCCTGTGCTGACTGCGGCCCTGCCTCGCTCCAATGAATGCGCCGTGGAGTGCCGCCCATGAAGCTCGTCCCGGCCTCGATCTTGCTGCCGTTTGACCATTTGAGCCGTTCCGTGGTGTCAGCAACGAGCGGGTTCTCGATGTGGATTCGCTTCCACACTTCAGCGATGACTGGATTCGGATGATGCGGACCCGCGTTCCAGTTCATTTTTGCGATGTCGAGCTTCTTCACCGCATCCTCTTCGCGGAAGTCCACAATCGCGCAGTGCGTGTTCGCCGTCACAAGGCACTCGTCCATGTTATCGAGAACGATGTCCGTGCTCATGCCTAGCTTTCGCGCCTTTGGGATGAAGTTTCGATTGTGCCGCTCGCGCCTGTGCTGCTCCTGCTCAGATCGTGGCACGAATGGAATCAGTCCGCCATCCGCGTCATCCTCCGGCAAGATTTGATGCATGTTCCGCATCCGCCAGTCTTTCGAGGCGAGCTTTTCAGCGATCTCATCGGCGGTGATCATTTGCCGAATACCTTGGCGACAGCTTCCGACAGGACTTCGAGTCCGACGCTGCCGGAGTGCTTGATCTTCTCAGGCTCGTTCCATCCACACATGGCCGCAATCTGCTTCATGGCGTCCGCTTTCGATGGGAGTTTGATCTGCTTTCCGTCCTCGGTGTCTTTCACCTCCTGCGCAAGCCGGTGGTCTTGATCAACCTCGCCAACTGGAGTTTCGAGGATTTCGACAAGGTAAGTCAGCGCTTTCTCCTTGTTCCAGCCGAGACGCTTTTCGAGTGTGGTTTCTGCCAGTTTTTGCAGTTCTTCGACTCTTGATGAAATCTTGATGTCGCGAAGCAGAACGCACGCCCGCTCCATTGCGCTCTTTGTCGTGCATCCATCGCTGATCTTTTCACGATAAGCCTGAACGCCTGTCAATCCATTCGCCACGGCCTGAGCGAACGCCTCATGCTTTGGATTTTTCAGTGCTGGCATAGGTCGTGTTGCTTGCGGTAGCCGGGGAGGTGGTAGGAGGGGAAACTCGAAAAAGCAAATGCCCGCTCGGCATACTGTGATGGCAGTTATAACGGCTCGGCATGGCTGAATCAAGCCCGATTGAGTTGCTGCGTTTTGACGTTCAGCCAAGCCCTCGCCTCGTCTTCGATGGCGTCGCGAGTCACGGCTTTGACCAGCTCGAAGATCGCATCTTCAAGGTCTGGCTCTATGATGGTGAATTCTGGCATTTGCGAGCCACCGCATTTCAGAGTCCACACGCCTTGAGCGTAGCTTGCTTTTGGCGATTCGATTTTCCATGCTTCGGTTTTGGGGATGCGGGTGTCCACGCAGTGCCCCAAGCATTTATCACCACGCGGCGTGCCGCACGGCTCACAGTTTCCTCTGGGTTCATGTTTCATGGTCTTGTGTGTTTGCGGCGTGCCGTGCCTGGGTCGCCTGAGCCTTGGCGTTCTGGGGAGAGAAGAGTTCCGCTTGCGACGTTTCGCGAGCGATGCGGGCTTTTGCCGCGTGGAAGTAGTCGGCGTCGATTTCGTAGGCCGTGAGGTGGATTCCGGCGTAATGCGCAGCGATGGCGATGCTGCCGCTTCCCAGATGCGTATCCAGCACCCGCATCCCCGGCGCGGCGAAGTTGGCCAGCGTCCACTTGTAGAGAGCCACGGGTTTCTGCGTCGGGTGGATGTGTCCGTGATCCTTGTTGCACTTCGTGAACTTTTTCACCACTCGATCCAGGCTCGTCCATGCGAGTTCCCCGTCTGCGAAGTCGCCGCCCATGAGCTTGTCCCAGAACAGCCAGCAGCGCGACGGCGGAAGCGGGAAGTAGTTCCCACCCCAAATGATTTGATGCTTCGACACGCGGCGGAGTTCCACGAAGTATTCCGGTGGCGGCGGCTCTTTATCCCATCCCTTTTTCGGCAGCACTCGATGCCCTTGACCTTTACGGCCACGGAACTTCCCGCCGTCCTCGCCAATGCCATAAGGGGGATCTACGATTGCCAGATCGAAGTGACCATCGGGGAAGTCCTTCATTCCCTCCATGCAGTCGCCAAGCCGCAGATCCAAAGACCCAGAACAAGGCGGTGCATGGAACACGGCGGGCGCGTCCTGCGTGATTTCGAGCGTGAAGGGTGCCGTGTCCATGACCTTATGCCTGTGAACTCAGCCACTCGCGGGCGGCATCTTGTGCGGCTTTCCACTTGTGGCGGGCGTCGATCATGAAATCTTCCGTGCAGTAGGTGTCCATTTCAGCGCGGGCCATTTGCTCGCCTTCCTCATCGGTGCCATACGACATATTCACCTCATGGCGGATTGCCATGAGATCGTGCGGATACGGGTTTGCGAGTAGATCGGTCACGATTTGCACAGCCGTCACAGAACCAGCGGCATGCAGGCAACGGCTCGATTTAGTCTGTCGTGTCTTCATAGCTTCCTCCTCGCCGTCGCCTGATCCGCGACGTTCGGTTTACGTTTCCCTCGCTGGTGCTGAAATGGAGATCTGCCCTTTCCGCACCCCTGATACAAGATGCCGTGCCGCTGCCACTCGTCCGGTGACTTGGCCTTGAATCCACAAGAGCAGGCTGAACGCCAATAATTAGAAGGTTCGGTGGGTTCGTGGTTCATTTCTCCGTCCAGTGCGTGTTTTCCTCCCCATCCCTCGCGAGTTCCTTGAATGAGAACGTCGGCCCATTGAATAGCAAATCAATCTCCCATTGGCGCTTACCGCCCCGGTTCTTGTCATTCCAAAGTTTCCGGCGCGCGTCGTCATAAGAGCCGTCCTCGTTCTCCCATTTGTTGACCATGAAAACGGCGTCCGCATCGTGACCGATGGCGCGAGACTCGCGGAGGCGTCCGTTGTCGTTGAGCTGCGAGGCCGTGAGAATGTGGCATCCGGTGCGCTTGGCGACGTTCTTCAACTTGCGGCTGATTCCGGCAATCAGTTCCTCACGGTTCGCGCCCTTCCTGCCTTCCGACTCCATGAGTTGCAGGTAATCGACAACAGCCACGTCATAGCCCCCGCCCTCAATGTCCGCGATGATGTCCTCTGCGCTCGCCGTGTCGGTGTCGATCAAGTCCGCGCCCAAAGCCGAGAGTTGCCGAATAGATCGTGCAAGCATCTCCTGCTGACCGCGGCTCATCAGACCGTTGTAAAGCGCGTCATTATCCACTCCACTGTCCTCACACAGAATCCGCATCGTCTGCTCTGTGGTGGGCATTTCCAGCGAATACCAGCCGACTTTCGCCCCGGCATGAAGCGCGGCTCTGGCGCAGTTCTGCATGATGGCGCTTTTCCCGTCACTTGGCAGTCCCGCAAAGACCGTGACGCGGCCCTTTTGCAATCCGCCACAGCGCGCATCAATCGTCGGGAATCCAGTCGTGAAGCCGAGCAATGCGCCCCCGCGCTGCTGCCTTTCCTCGATCTCGTCAATCGTGATACCGATGGCATCCTTGATGCTCATTCGGTTGAGTCGCCGCCCGCGCGTGGATTCGACGCCCTCCATGTGCGCCTTCGCGGTATCGACGGCGTCTTGAAACTCGACGTGAGGATTGAAGAATTCGTGAAGGCTTCGCGTGTGCGCTTCGATGTGCCTGCGTGCCTGATACTTGTCGATTAGGATTTTGCGATAGTGGACGAAGTGCGATGGGCTTGGTACGAACGTGAAAAGCTCGGTGATCGCCGCAGGTCCGCCGACACGATCCAACAGCCCATCATTTCGCAGGGCATTTGTGAGAATCACAGGGTCAATCGGCGTGGACTCATCGTGAAACTCAATCAGCTTGCGGTAGATGGTCCGGTTTGCCTCATGGCGAAATGCAGCAGTCGGAATTGTCTCGCGAGCTTCCGGCATCCGTGAATCAGGGTCTTGGAGTAGGCACGAAAGCGTCCCTTTCTCGGCCTCTTCGGAAAATGGCAACGGCTGATTGAATTGAGCCAGCAGTGATTCGACCGTCTGCGGCTCATTTCGGCGCGTTCCGAATGGATTTGACTCAGGCTCTACAGACACGACTTCCACCCTCCTTTCGGCGCGCTGTGTGTAACGCTTTGGAATGGCTTCTTGGCGACGATGGCGAGCGGTTTATCCTCCGCTGCCTTCTTGAGCCAGTTTCCAAAGAACCGTCTGGATGGTGATCGTCCGTTCTTTCGGCACCACTCGCAGGCTCTTGAGTATTCAGCGTCGATGTTGATTCCCTGGTTCTCTGGCTTGGATTTGAGGTCAGTCATCCATTCCAGGTCGGTGAGTTCGATCTTTGGCTTCTTCTCTTTCTTCGGTTTCAATGTGCCATCCAACGGGGGAGGCGGAGCCGATTCCGTTAAAGAAGTACT